ACGATTAAATCCTAACAAAAGCACAACAGGACACAAACACGAAGGTCAGGAAGAAGTATATTTGTTCTTAGAAGGAACAGGTAATATGCAACTAGATGATGAAACATTTAGTGTATATCCAGGCGATACTGTATTAATCAAGGATGGTGTATTCCATAGAGTACACGCAGGCGATGATGAATTATATTTCGTTTGCGTATTTCAAGGAAAAAGGATGTCAGAATGAGAATAATTGCAGGACCTTGTCAGCATGAAAGTCTAGAACAAAGTTTAGAAATCGCACATGAGTGCAAACGTGTTTGTGACAAACACGGTATTGATTATTATTTTAAAGCAAGTTACGATAAAGCGAATAGAACAAGTCTCAAAGGAATTCGTGGACAAGGTCTCTCAACTACAATGTCTGACTTTCATGATATGAAAGATCAAATTCCTGAATTGAAAATTTTAACTGACGTTCATACAACTAATCAAATCGGCGCCATTCAAGGTTATGATGATTTAATCGATGTATTACAAATTCCTGCATTCCTATGCAGACAAACTGACTTAATTCTTAGAGCAGTTGAAACAGGAAAAATTGTGAACATTAAGAAAGGACAGTTCCTTGCTCCGTGGGACATTAAAGGTATTTTAAGTAAAACAGAAGGAGCGAAGGAAGTATGGATAACAGAAAGGGGGACTAGTTTTGGATATAATACTTTGGTCACTGACTTCACTGGTATGCAGTTTATGCTTGACAATTATAACATTCCCATTGTGTATGACATTACCCATTCGGTACAAAAGCCCGGAGGTCTTGGCACTAGCAGTGGCGGTAATAGGGGGTATGTTCCTGGGTTGGCTCGTGCTGCATCTGCAATGGGTGTAACAAATTTCTTTTTAGAAGTTCATAAAGATCCAGATAATGCACCTAGTGATGGACCTAATGCACTTCATTTGCACGACTTTGAAAAAGTAATTGATGATATTATTAAATATTCTTACCAAGGGTAGGAAATGAGTAATGGTTCTAGACAAGCAAAATGAAACAAAAGCAGAAAGAAAAGCGAGAAAAGCAGCACTTCGTGCAGCCAAAGAAGCTGAAACATATAAAACTTCTGGCGGTCATGTAAATATCCTTTGTGTACGTTTTGGAAACAAGTACGGACCTGAATACGTTGTTAAGTTAAGAAACATGGTAGAGAGGCATTTAACAGTGCCTTATGTTTTTAATTGCTTAACTGATGATCCTAAACCTATCGAAGGCGTAAACAGTATTGTACAAAAAAATGCAGGATACGTAAAAGGTTGGTGGCACAAAGTACATATGTTTGATCCTGGACTACCACTGTCAGGTAGAATTCTTTATTTTGATTTAGATGTTGTTATACACAATAACATAAACAAATTAGTTACAACATATAAAGACGACTTCATTGGTATCAGAGATTTCAATAGAAAGTTTCACCCTAATTTTAAATATCTCAACAGTAGTGTTATGTCTTGGAACCACGGAACACAAAGTCATTTGTTAACAAGATTTAGAGAAAGTCCTTCAGCAGCAATGAGAATGCCAGGAGACCAAGATTGGATATGGAAGAACAGTCAATCCATTATGAAGTTTTGGCCAGACGATTGGATTCAAAGTTACAAATGGGAAATTAGAAGTAGGAATGAACTTTGGTTGAAAAATGGAATTAGGCAATTTAGAAATAATGTAGATCATCCTAAGATTCATCCAAATTGCTGTATTGCTGTGTTTCACGGTGAACCAAATCCTGCACAAGTAGGAGATAAATTTGTGCTGGACAACTGGAGATAGATAAATTAAATTATGTTCGGTTTAGGTAAAAAGAAAAATTGGGTTAGATTTTATTCTCTAGATGAGAATGTTGCTAGTCTATATCCTATAGAAAAAGCAGGCAAAGCTGAAAGAGATTACAATAGTGTAGGCACTAGATTTGTTCGTCCTGAAAGCGGAAAACAAATGTCTAAAAATTGTCCTGGTATAAAGCCTTTAGTTAATTCAGGATACATTCTTAGAGCACCTGCAGACTTTATTATTAAGACAGGCGAAGATGTAGAGCATTTAGCATGGGAAGTTCCATTCTTTTTTAAGAAACCTATGAGTGGAAACTATGCTATTCCAGGTGACGAATATTATATAAACTGGCACGCCCCATGGCAGACAGAGCCTTTGATACCTAGTCAAAATGATAATAGAGATAAAAAATATCTTACATCTGCTGTTAAGGTTGAAACACCTTGGAGAGTAAAAGCCAGTGATGACATTCTATTGTTACAGATGCCAGTAACATATAACAATGAATGGAGGTTCACTGCTGCGTATGGAATCATTGATCCGGCCTATATGCACGCCATTCCTGTACAACTCTTTTGGCACGTATTAGAAGGTGAAGAACTTGTTAAAGCAGGAACTCCATTAGCACAATATCTACCTATTAGTAGAAGTTTACTAAAAGATCATGATTTTATTGTAGATGCAGCAGGTGATGTTGAATTAAAGGTCGAAGATGCTTTTATATACAGCAATCATCATAAATTTCCTAAAACAGATAATGTTACAAATAAGGTAAAAAGAATTAAAGATATATTCGATTGGTTTAGAAAAAAATATCCTAAGAGCAAGATATGAAGTATATTTTTTGTCAGCCTTTTCATGCACACAGTCATGTAAAAGAAAGTCTATTAAAAGCAATAGAACAATATCCAGATTCAAGTATCTATCAAGATAGTGGAGATACTATTTCTAAAACCGACTGGATTCAAACCGTTAACAATAATTCTCCTTTGCCTTACAAAAAAGAATTATCAATACACCTTTCCGATCATTGTGTAAGAGTGTTGAACCATCCAAAAATTTTATTAAAAGAAATATGGTTTCAACAATACAAAAGAAATGACACACATACCTGGCATACTCATGAAGATGCACATTTCACAAATGTTTATTTTGTAGAACTTCCTGATAAAAATGCAAAAACACAAATCAAAGACATGGACGGAAGTTTAATAGAATACGAAGCCAAGGAAGGTGATATATTGACCTTTCCTGGTTTTTTATATCATCAGTCTCCTTTAATAGAAACTGATACTAGAAAAACTATTGTAAGTTTTAACTTAACAATTTGCTCATAACGGTAATAAGATGAAACAATTTATTTTTGACGTGGACGGAACCCTTACCCCAAGTAGAATGAAAATTGATGTAGATTTTCAAAGATGGTTCTTAGAGTTCGCTAGTTATAATCGTTGCTACCTTGTAACAGGTAGTGATTACCCTAAGACTGTAGAACAATTAGGAAACAACATCTGTGAAAGTGTTGTAAGAGTTTACAACTGCTCAGGCAATGATGTATGGGAAGCAGGAAAAAACATTTATACAAACGAATGGATGCTTCCTGAAGAACCTCATACTTGGTTATCAGATAAGTTATCTAAAAGCGAATTTCCTTTAAGAACAGGATTACACTTTGAACATCGACCCGGTATGGTTAATTTTAGTGTTGTAGGTCGTAACGCAACACTAGGTGAAAGAAAACTCTATGTACGTTACGATGAAAAAGAAAACGAACGCAATAAAATTGCACAAGAATTTAATTTGTTATTTCCGGATATTGAATCAAGAGTTGGCGGCGAAACGGGAATAGATATTTTTCCAAAAGGTTCTGATAAAAGCCAAATCTTAAAAGATTTTGATCCAGATGATGAGATACACTTTTACGGAGATGCAATGCATCCGGAAGGAAATGACTATCCTTTAAAGAAAGAAATCATTGACAAAGATCTCGGTCTTTGTTATAATATTAAAGACTGGAAAGAAACTTGGAATTTATTGAAACAACATGATTAAACGTATAGGCTTTGCCTGCAAATATATGCACCCAGACCAAACGCAGAAGAAAAAACTGCTAGAGGAAATACAACGACCTTTAAACACAAAGTCGACAACAGTTGCATGGTTAAATAGACAAACACGTGACGTTGCAGAACAACGCCTATGGGACATCATGGTTCATAACATTCAGGCGTTTTACAACCTTATAGAATATGTAGGAGGATTACCCGATGCTTTACGAATGGTCAGATTGGGGAGTGATGTACTTCCTGTATACACTGAGCCTACTTGGTGCTATTATTGGAAACGTCCTGATGTGGTCCGATATTGTGAAGAGCATTTCGCAAGGGTCGGCGCCCTCGCTAGGTCGCTTGATGTTAGGCTCAGTATGCATCCTGGTCAGTTTACTGTGTTGGCAAGTGATAACCCTGATATAGTGGAGAGATCAATTGAGGAATTCGAATATCACATTGACGTTGCTAGGTGGATGGGTTACGGTAAAGATTGGCAAGACTTCAAGTGTAACGTCCACATCTCCGGTAGACAAGGTCCAGCCGGTATCATCAACGTCCTTCCAAGACTGTCTCCATAAGCATGAAACTGTATTACTATTGAGAATGACGAAATGTCCTGGGGCATCGACGCCAGTTTGGAACTTGCCGAACACGTCGCACTCGTTCTTGACATACACCACCACTGGGTCGCTAGTGGAGAATACATACTACCCACCGACGATAGATTTCTACGCATAGTAGACAGTTGGCGTGGTGTGCGTCCCGTTATTCATTACTCAGTTTCACGAGAGGATTACCTTGTAGACTTTGACCCTACAGTATTACCTAATAGAGATTTATTACTAGAACAAGGCTACAAAAAAGCAAAACTTCGTGCCCACAGTGATTATATGTGGAATTCAGCAGTTAATGATTGGGCATTATCATTCCGTGATCATGCAGACATTATGGTAGAGAGCAAGGCTAAGAATTTGGCTAGTATTGCATTGTACAAGCATCAAGTAAATAAAAACGGTGTAAATCAGCCGGATTTAACATCGAAAGAACTACTACCAGCATAACTATTTTAACACATAAGGAGAATAACAGTGTTTAATTGGATTAAGAATCTCTTCGGAGCACAAGAACAGAAACCTACAAAACTTTCTGATCATGTACCCGAAAAGAAAAAACCAACCGTAAAAGCACCTACAAAAGCAGAACTTAAGAAGTTAACTAAATCTGCTTTAGAAGCAAAAGGTCGCGACTACGGTCTTGAATTGGACAAAAGACTTACTAAGGACAAGTTAGTTGACCAATTATTCAAGCATATTAAATCATTATAAAGGAGAGTAGTATGTTACAAAAATGGATTAACGCTCGTTTAAAAGAGCGTACAACACTAGATGGTGCAGTATTAGTTGCCGCAGGTGTTACATTTCTAATTTTTAAACCTATTGCGGCATTATTCGCATACGGTGCTATTGCCTATGGCGCTTGGACTATCTGGAAGTCTGAGTAATTTCATCAATAGTTAATAAACTATCCACGGTAGTGTTCAGTCTGCGTCTTTGCTCTACGCCTTTTCTTTGTGCGAAGCGTTTAGGATCGCAGGCTGGACATACGTGATTATAAGAATTATCTAGTCTTTTAGGATCTACTTGTCCTTTGTCACGTTTGAATTCTTCGTGACACTCATCACATTCAAATATAACAACTGTTTTAACTCGTTTGTACGGGTGTGCTTTTCCCTTCTTGGAACGTCTTACGTACCATTTAACTTCGTGTTCAGTTCTCTTAAACATACAAATATTTATGCTAATTACATTCGGATTATAAACTATAGTATAAATACTATAGAAGAACAAAACCTTAAAGGTTAAATTATTTGGATTAGGGGTTATTATGCCAAAGCAAACGATTAATATTGGTGTTGAAGGTAACGACGGAACTGGTGATAGTATCCGCGATGCGTTCGGCAAAACTAATGAAAACTTTTCAGAACTTTATGCTGTATTTGGACAAGGCGGAACCATTCGTTTTACAGCACTTTCTGATACGCCAGACGATCTAGGTTCAAACAAAATTGTAGTATCAAACGATACTGGAGCAGAACTACTAATGAAAAATGTAGTAGGCGGTCCTGGTATTTTAATTGATAACACTGATCCAGACGAACTAGTTATTACAAACAGTGGCGGTAGAATTAACCAAGATTTACAACCCCAAATTGGTGGATTCTTAGACGGCTCTGGCAACTACACACTAGGTAATATTGGTCCTATTTCAGATCAAGCGGCAGTTGATTTTAACACTACACATAGTACAGCAATTACAGTACACGATCTTGTTGCAGATAAGAAATACAACGATATGTCTTATCAGAAGAAAGGTGTAGCAAATAGAATGAGAGCAGAACCTGTAGATGCTTCAGGTTATACTTTCACAGTTGGTAGTTTTACTAATGGCAATCTTATTGTTGCTAATCACGGTTTTGATCATAATGTCAACGGTACTCCTTGGAAGTACACAAACGATGGCACAGATCCTATTAATATGAACAGTGGCGACACTTACTACGTAAGATACGTAAGTGCTAGCCAGTTAAGTATTCATCCGTCAGCAGGTGATGCTATTTCAAATACTAATAAGATTTCAGCGAACGGT